CGGCTATGGGACCGGTCGAACGGACGGGGACTCTGGACGTCGTTCGGTCCGCGTTTCATCGACCACTACGAAACGGTGATGGACACGTTCTCGCACTGGAATCCAAACGACCACACGGCCGGCGGGGTTCACCAAACGGGGCTAGTCGATGCCCAAGAAATGTGCGAAGCCCTCGGCATTCCGTGGGAAGACTTCCCGAAGTACCGGGACGCCTGCTGGGTGCAAAACACCTGGAGCGGTAGCATCACGCCGAAAGGGGCATACTTCTGCGAACACGCCGGGACACTCGACTTGCTCTACAACAATGGGCGAAACGCTTGGCCCATCGAAGACGGATGGTGGAGACGAAATCCCGACCAGTTCGGAGACCAAATACACTTGTGCGAAATGTGCAGCCTATGTCTCCCAGGACCAAGTGCTGTTGACTCTGTCGAGAGAGATATCCTTGGCAAGAACCATGTTGTCCGTCTGGAGCTTGTCGGAAGTCCCGCGGTTAAGAAAAACCGTTTTGCTCAATTCGATCCGGAAGTTCATAGAGAGCATCGAGAAGTTGTGACAAAGGACAACTATACCGCCGGCCCCCGAGTCTCGCCGGACAACCGGTCGATGATGCCCCGCAAGCTGTCCGCCGTCGTGGTGTGCGTGGGGCGGGCGGAACACCTGCGGCAGACGCTGGAGCACAATGCGGGGCAGGTGGACGAATTGATCGCAGTGATTCATCCGGAGGATAAGGAATCGTTTAGGGTTGTCTCTGGAATCCAACGCACATCTCCGGCGATGATGATGGGAATTCGGATATGGCTGTCCTCCCGATGTGACGACCGTGACTTCGCTTTCAACAAAGGGGCGATGCTCAACGACGGGTTGAAGGCACTCGCCCCCGACGCGGATTGGGTCGTGCTGACGGACGCCGATTGCTTCCTGCCGGGCAATCTTCGGGAGTACGTGCGGACTCATGCGTTGAATCCTGGGGTGCTGTACGGGGCAAGCCGGAACGAGGGCGGCGGTCTGAATTCGGAGCCTAACGGGTACTTCCAACTGTTCAACAAGCGGGCATCGGCAATCCGCTACAAATGGCCTGCCGTAATGTCGGAGGAGTTCTGTTCAGCCGGCGGCATCGACTCCTGGTTCATGCAGCAGTTCCCCGCCGGCAAACGGCACGTAATCCCGGAACTGGCGGTCCGGCACATCGACCACGGCGGGGAACTCGGGGCGGGTTGGAACGGGACGACGGAATCTCCGAAGTGGAGGCAAGTGGGGATGTTGACCGCAAATGGTGTGATCCCGATCGGAGATTTCTTCGCCAAGTGTCATCTCGGCGATCAAGCGGCTATGCGATTGAGGTTTGTATCGATCGGATCCAGCGAAACCTGGGAAGGGGAATTTCCTCGATCCGACAAGGGGTTGATATGGCCATCTGGCGGGATGGAATTCGCATCCCGAAACCTGCCAAACGGTCACATTCACGTAGCGGCCTACGGATGATCGACCCCCGCCACGGACGCCGAATCCCATCCGGACGCCGATTCGCCCGGGCACTCGCCCGCATGTTCCGGGCGTTGTGGGAGCAGGCGAAGCCGATGATCGAGGCGGGATACGTGCCCGATTCCGGTCCGATGCGGGAGATGGTCTACCGGCTGGCGTTGAACGCACTCGGCGTCGAACTAGCGGCGGGATACCTCCGAACAATGAAAGGGGCTGGTCGTGCACAATCTGTCCGAAGCGGGATACTTCCTCGCGGCGTTGTGTCTCGGGGCTATTCTGATGAGCGGGGCACTCAAAGCGTTAGGGTTAAAGCCGTCGGCGGAATCCCCCCAACCGCAGCCGGAGCGGCATCGGGAATTCCTCAACCGCCCTCGCTGACGTTCGACTGGACACTGTTCCGTCCGGAAGTTCGGATCGAGGCGGAGCGACTTGCCTTGCGTCTCGCCGGTACGATCGTCGAAGACACGCGGCGGATGATCCGGGAGGAGTTGTCCGCGGGGTTGCAGGCGGGAGAACCGGTCGCGGCGATGGCGGAACGGATCCGGTTGCAAGCGTTTTCTCCCAGGCGTGCCGCGACGATCGCTCAGACGGAATCCAGCCGGGCGGTTCACGCCGGCCAGGGTATCGCGGCAAAGGAACTCGGGGTGACGGAGTGGACTTGGCTGGCGTCGTCGGACGCTTGCGAAGAAATCTGCCGTCCACTGGACGGGAAGACGGTCAAGATCGGCGAGCCGTTTTACATCCACCCGAAGGGCAACCCGGCGTACCGGGTCGTCTACCACGCCCCGGCGCATCCGCATTGCGTTCTAGCAGAAACACCCGTTTGGGGCGTGTCGCTTATTTCCGCGATGCACGCCAAGTATCAAGGCCCCGTTTTCCGGTTTCACTTTGACGATGGGAGTCGTGTAGCAGTCACCCCGAATCACATGCTCTTGACTCCCACCGGTTTTGCCAGAGCATCGGACCTTATGGAGGGCGACGACGTACTCTGCACTAGCTTCCGTAAACCGTACGGTTTTCCAGACTTTGACAGCCCAGATATAAATTGGCAACCACCCTTGGCCGAGCAGGTATTCCGTTCGCTGGCGGAATCGGACAGCGTGACGTCCGGTACTATGCCAGTTACCCCCGAATATCTCCACGGCGATGCGAGACTCTGTAAGGGCGAGGTCAACGTTGTATGGACCAAGGGCATACTGTGGGACCGGAGAGATACCCCGATCCATAAGCCACCGGGCCATCTGGCCTTCGTATCCGGAAGCCGGTATGCCGGCGGCGGCGGCCTTGGAAGCTGCTATCTTCGTGCGATGCTCAAGGGATTGCTTGACGCCACGTACGGCCTCGTGGGCCGCGAACGTGAACTTCAGGCGTTGCTCTGGAGTAAGGCGGGCGTTTCTTTCGGTCTGGGCTTCCGAAAAGGACCGAATGGGCAATCCGATTGCCTTGAGTCTCCTGATTATAACCGGACGGCTTACACCGAACGTATCCGCCATGCTCAGAACACTATCCCGGGACTCGTAGCAACGTCGAAGCTTCTCAAGATCGACCGTGACGCGTGCGGGCATGGCGTCTCCGTTTACGATTTTGGGACAGCGGACACGATGTACCTATTGGGCAATGGCATTATATCAAGTAATTGTTACTGCACGAATATCGAGGAGATGCCGGAATGAACGAAACTATCGACCCCCTAAAAGAAACAACCGAATGGTACGGAAAGAAGGTTAAGCAATGGCTTATCGAGGACGTTTTGCGTGCCGCCGAAAGTAATCCGGATATGCAAGCGTTAGGGGCATTAGATGTCAAGCAATTCACCATGCTTAGCTATCTAATTCCGCTACAACCGGTCACTCCGATGCGGGTAGCGGCGATGCGACTGAAGGAGTTGACCCGTGCCGATTGACTGGCCAAACGACGAAGACTGCGGGTACGAATTCATCGTCATACTTAGCGGTGAGTACGTTCGGTTCCGGTGTCCGGAACGTGCGTTGAAAGACTGTGCGGAGAAGTTGTGTAAGGCGATGGCCGATTCTGCCGGTGGGAAGGAAGGGTACATGATGGGGTTCAATCCGAAAGACCCGAACGGGGATCGGATTGATCGACAGATGTGTGCAGCCGTATTCCGCAGCGACCGGGTAGACGGGTACTACATTCGTGTCCTGGAAATAGCCGGGGAAGAATGGAAAAAGGGGAACGTCGATGCCGACTGACTGGTCGAGCGTACCGCTGAACGCAGACGGGGCACCGGTCGGGCACGTCATGCTCACTCCGACAACGGTCCCCGGCGTACCGTTCTACGTTGCGGCCGGATCGATCATCGTGGCTGAAGAAGACGGACCCGGAACAGCAGTCGTAATCGGTATTCAACGTCTCAAGGTCCGGGAAAATATCCGGGAAGTCTTTCGCCGGAAGGCCGAAGCGAATACGGTAGAGGGCAATGTGAGTAGTCCGCCGCCGGTCGTCTTTCCGGATAAGCCGGACCGGGTAAGGAAGAAAGCGTGACCAAGGAAGCGAAGACGCCCGCCGCGTACAAGGTTCGTCCGAACGCACTTCTATCGGCTGCGGACGATCAGATGTACGCGGACTTCATCGCGTCCGTTCCCGAAGTCGACCGCGAAGACGAGATCATCTTTCCGCAGGACTACAACGTCGAAGAGTGGAAGGCGAACCCCGTCTGGCTGTGGGCACACGACAAATCCAGCCTCCCCATCGGGGCCGGCTATCGTCCGAATGGAACCGTGGCGTGCGACCAGTCCGAAGAACGGCTTGTACTCGGGTGTCGGTTCTCGCAGGCGAATCCGCAAGGGACGATGACGTACGCCCTGTACAAAGAGGGCACGTTGAAGATGGTCTCGGTCGGGTTCATCGCCACGAAGTCGGAGACGATGCCGGGCACACAGTTCGGACACAACGGGCCGGTGACTCGCATCCTCAATCCGGAATTAGTCGAATGCTCCTGTGTTCCCGTAGGGATGAACCGGGCGGCGATGCTCCTTTCGATCAAATCGTGGGACGGGTACGTCGATCGAGCGGGGCTCGCCAGTGTCATCGACAAAGGCCACTTGCACGGCGAGAAGATGCCGGATTCGATGGCCCGTGATCTGGCCCCATTCGCCGAACCGAAGGGGTTCGCCTCGTCCCATTGGCGGGTCAAGGGCGTGTCACCCGGCAACAAAATTCCCAAGTTCTCTAGCCGACTACCATTCCAGACGTTAGCGTTACGTCAATCCTTCGGGGGTCCGTTCATGGCGAGCATCGCAAAGAAAGCCCCGCTCTCGGCCGGGGTAGTCCCCGTCAAGACGGAACCGAAGATCGAAACGAAGGCCGTCAAAGACGACGAAAAGAAACCGGAAGACGAAAAGGCCGTCAAGTCCAAGGCGGACGACGACAAGAAGCCCGACGACGAGACGAAGTCGAAAGCCGCGGACGGTCCGGCACCGGCCGAAGAGATCGTGATGTCGGTCGGAGGCCAAATCTTCAAGGCCGCGATGGAGGCGATGTCCGGTGCTTGCAAGGGCATCATGGACATGGTGCCGCAGTCGGACAGCGAGGACGTGAAATCCTACTTCTCCCGTACCTGTGGCCAGATGGCGAAGATGGTCGGGGACATGTACGACAACGGCATGAAGATGTTCCCCGACTACGCCAGCGAATTCGAGGAACCGGCCCGGGTCGCGGCCGAATACGCCGCACTCGGCGAAGAACCCGACGCGGCGATGAACAACGATGAAGAGGAAGCCGAACTTCAGGACGCGGAGAAGGGCGATACGGACGACGAGCCGAAGAAAGACGACGAAGAGAAGTCGGTCGGAGAAGTCGTGACGAAGGCCGATTTCGATGCGTGGCACGGGAAGGCATTCGGCGAACGCACGCCGGCCGAGATGGTCGATGACTTGCTCCGACCGTTCGTGGAACGGATCGACGCCCTCGAAACCAAACTGACCGAACACGACGAAGCTTTGGCGGACGCCAAGGTCGTCCTCGAATCCGTCCTGTAGGAACCGGAATGCACGCGAACGGGTTTGCTCAAGAGAAGGAAACGGTCCCCGACCGGCGGGCGAGGTTCTTCGCCGACATGCAGAAGGCCTACGACGAAGCCGTGCGGAAGAAGATGACCGGTGAATTAGGGTTGACCGTCAATCTGAACGACGGCAACCCGGTCAGTCGTGTGATTTCGATCCGGGAAACGTCCCGGTAGTTTGCTGATACGTTTCGGGATAAGCCCGCCCCCATTTCAGGGACACGCGGACCCCCGGTTCAATACCGGAGGTTCGACATGGCGTCCACGTTCGCCGAACTCAAGACGAAAGCCCTCGCGGCGAAGAAACTCGCAGACAAGGCGGCCGACCAGTCCAAGGGACGGGACCGCGGGGCCGACTACCGCGGCCGATCGCCGGGCGGGATGCTCGGGGCGAAAGGTGCCCTGCAACCGCACGGTCGGCTCCAGCCGTCCTCAGGTTATTCCTACGCCCGTGCCATCGCCGTATCGAAGGGGTTCATCCTCCCCGAATCGGCACCCGAAGAAGTCGAAACGGACCGGTTCCTCCGCGAAGCCTTGGAGCCGATGGGGTTCCAGCCGAGTTGCGGCGAACGCGGCTTTCTCGCCGTCGGGTCGAGTCGGTTCCTGCCGACCCATACCGCGAAGGGTCAGCCGATCGACTTCATGATCAAGTTCCAGGGCGAAATTAAAGAGAAGATGCTGGCGACGGCTCCGAAGTGGTACGACTTCGACCGACCAGACGTCAAGAACATGCTCTACTCGTACATGCGGGCGAAGGGCCTGACGAACGAGACGGATGCGATGCAGGAGATTTCCGGCCAGAAGGCGATGGGTCAGACGGTCGATTCGCTCGGCGGTACGCTCGTTCCGGCCCCGGCTCAGGGCGAGTTCATCGACCTGCAAAGGAACTTCGAAGCGTTCACCCGGGCGGGTGCCCGGGAAGTTTCGCTCCCGCCGCAAGGTCGGATCAGCTACCCGAAGCAGGTCGGCGGTTCGACGGCCTATTGGGTCGGCGAAGCGGCGGCGATCACCGAAAGCGATGCCGCGACTTCGAACTTGTACCTCGAAGCCAAGACGCTGGCGGTTCTGACCCGACTGAGTGCCCAGCTTCAGCGGTTCAGCGATCCGCAGGCCGAAGGGATCATCCGGTACGATCAGGCGATGCAGGCCGGTCTGAAGGCGGACTCGGCGATGTTCAACGGGACCGGGGGAACGCAAATCCTCGGTCTTCTGAACTACCCCACGGGTGCCGCGAACGCTGTCTGGGCTCAGGGTACTGACAATGTTCTCTTGCGGACCGCCAGCACGACCGCTTCGGACGGGAACACGCTTCAGCCGCAAGACCCGATCAAGCTGTCCCAATCCCTGCCCGACCCGGTGCAGGCGATGCCGAAGTCCTACATCTTTTACACCCCGTTGGCGATGGCGATCATGTCCCGCCGGGCGGACGCGATTACGGCCGCGGACCAGGCCGGGCCGTTCGTGTTCAACCTGAACCGCGACCCGGAAACGGGCTTGCCGAACGGGTTGTACGGGAACCGGGTCGTAACGAGCTACAACGTCCCGTCGAACCGGATCAAGGGTAACGGGACGAATCTGACCATCCTCCTCGTCGGTGCGTTCTCCGATTGGTTCATCGCCCGGTCGGGCGTCGTGGAGTTCGACACGAACCCGTACACGTACTTCAACCAGTTGCAGACGCAACTCCGGACCGTCCAGTACCTCGACGCCGGACCGCGGCACAATGCGTCCTTCGGTTACATCGACACCCTACTGCCGACGACCTAATC